CACCAATAAAGCCACGACTATCTCATTATTGTAGACGGTAACACGGTCAATAACGAGGTGAAAAAGGACCTTGATTCGCTCAGGGTTCTTTTTTTGTTGCAGAATACGCTGCATGAGATCGATGATCTGATCCACCTTTTCTTCATCCAGTGTACCGACCTGGATATGATTTTCTGCATCTTCGATCAGACGGCGCACAGACAGAACTTCCTGCTTTGCTTTTGACAGCCGTACCTGTTCAAAATCATCGGAATTTCCTGATTCGATCAGATCATAAATTCGATCAAGCTTTTTCATGCCCTCGGTCTCCCGGCGCTTCAGACGCTTCAGCTCTTCCGTGTAATCTATAGATCCGCGGTTCTTCAGATTTTCTGTAATCAGATCTTTTATATGCTGTCTGGCATTAGGCGCCAGAAACATACTTTTGATCTTTTCTAAAATATGATTCTCCAATTGATCACGGTCAATCATGTGACTGGGGCACTTTTCTTTTCCAATCAGCCTGGCACAGCGGCAGCGGTAATAATAATTTTTATGGCCTTTTTGATTGGTAGTAGAATGTCCAATCATGGGAGCACCGCATATACCGCAGTAAATTAATCCGGATAAAGCATAAATATTTTTTCTCTGACCGGCGCCCGGACGGGCTTTTCGTTCATCCATCTTATTCTGCACCTCCTGAAACTTATCCTTATTAATAATAGGCGGGATGACATCTTCAAAAATCTGTGCACTGGGGTTCAGCTTATGATTATTTCGCCGTCCCTTACGGATTAATGCTTTCCCGATAATCAGAGTTCCCTCATATTTCCGATTCCTGAGAATCTCATATAGCGAAGAAACACAAAAAGCTTTCCCGCGGCGGTTGCGGTATCCGGTATCATATAACCGCTGGAGAATTTCATGATATCCCATTCCGGATAAATACATGGTAAAGATAGAGCGTATCACAGGCGCTTCTTCTTCATTGATGATGATATGCTTTTCCCGATCAGTAGTATATCCGTAAGGAGGACGACCTCCAGTGGATTTTCCCTCATAAGCATTTTCCCGGAGCCCCTTCTTGATTTCGGCGGCCAGGTTGCGGGAATAATAAGCAGACATTCCGACCATGACAGCCTCCATCATCTGGCCTTCAGGAGTTGTACTGTCTATGTCCTGCCGGCTGTACTCATACCCGATGCCTGTGTCCTGAAGGAGTTTTTTCGTGGTATAGTAGTCATATTCATTCCGGGCATTACGATCGATCTTATGAAAAATAATTACGTCAAATAAGCCTTTTTTTGCATCCGCCAACATTTTCAGATATTGATCCCGGCCGGCCGTCGTTGTTCCCGACTTCGCTTCATCGGCGTATTTGCGGACGATGGTATAACCTTTTTTCTTGCAATAAGCAGTACTGTCTCTGAACTGAGCAATAATACTTTCTTCCCGTTGATTATCAGAAGAGAAGCGGGCATATAAAGCAGCGCGTGTCATGAAAAAATCAGCTCCTATCGTAAAATAAGGGCTGATTTGATATAATAAAACAGTAATCAGCCCTGTGGTGGGATGTGTTACAATGGCTGCTTTGGTATTGGTAGTACCGGGGCAGCGGGTCCCTCGTCATGTTTCAGCATGGCGGGGGATTTTATAGAAAATTTTCCTGATAGACAAAACACATGTTCTGTGTATATTATATAATATAGAATAACTACTATAAATAAAAGGGGTGAGATGTAATGAACATTCTATACAATTGGGTATCATACTTATCAGGCAACATTATTATTTCACTGATATTTTTTATTTCAGTTGAATGGGATTTCTACAATCATCCTATAACTACACAGATTGAGTGGTATGTTCAAATAGTAGCAACACTTTTTTTGTTACTCACTATATTATCTACTTACGAGATATTATATTATTTCAATAATAAGATAAAAAATTTAAGTCAGGGTAATGGCGGGAAAACCGTAAAGATTTTCAATTTAAAAATGAAAAATATATTCTCAACTAGTGCAATGTCATATTATATAATCCCTTTTTCATCATTTGCAGCTGGGGACGATAATATAAAAAATTTAATTGCACTTACAATTCTTGTCGTAATATTTGGGATAATTTATGTAAAAGAGAGGATGATACTATATACACCAATACTTATTCTATTCGGGTATATGGTCTTTTCTTGTACAATTAAAGATGAAAATGGAAATTCTATGGAAAAAGATATACTAGTGAAGAGGCATAAAGAAATTATTTTGGGAGGCTCATATTCAGCGGTTATACAAGATTTAAATGATACTACTTTAGTGGCATTTATTAATTATAATTAATAATTAAATGTTTTTTAATATAGTGGAACTTATTACATTTTGATTAGGATCATCAATATCAGAACCTATTTTATTCGTTAGGTAAGATATTAATTTATCGTTTGCACCTTCCTGACTTAAATCAAAGTTTCCGTTATTTTTTAGAGGTATATGTAGTCCCTGTGCAATTTTTTCCCGCTTATCTGGATCTTCTAAATTTGCCATACGCTCACGATTATAGTTTTTAAAAGATTTTGCATTTTTGCGTTGAATATATGGCTGCATATATTGTTGATAATCGGATTCGGGCAGAATATTTTGTAGTTCTGTGATCGCTTCATCTTTATTATCTTTATAATCTTTGGGGAGTCCTAAATGGCTTTCCATTTTTGTTGTTATAAAATAAAAATTATTATGGAAAATAATAGCATCAAAGTGATATAAAAGCTGAATTAATTGCATATCTCTTACCCTATTGTATCGCTCACTCCGTACAGTAGGATGTTGATTAATATAGAATTTACTATTTGAGTAACACTTGATAGGATTTTTTGCAGTAATAAAAAATGCGATATCTTCGGTGGGACTCTCTGTTCTTATGATATAACTGTTGAATTTAGTGGGTTGAGTAGCATTATAAGGAACGTTAGAGTTAGTTATAGAATCTTGCAGCCATTGGACCTTAGTAGCAATCGTTTCATGTTGAACATTTCTATATTCAATAGTATCTTTGCAGTCAGCGTAAGGGTATTCTTCTAAACTTTCTTCGGTATATCCTTTTATTAAATACTCTATGCATTTATTAAAAAATTCACGGAGTTCATTTTCACCAAAAAGAATTTCTGTTGATGTGGTAGTTTCTGCTTTATAATTTTGAGCGAATAAACTATATCGATTGATACTAGAAATGTAGCTTCTTAATTCACTGATGAAATCATTTATATTCATAAGTACAACCTCCCATGCTTAAAATAACTTTAGTTATATATTTTTCCATTGTGCATAATTTGATCACTGTGCTTGGACACATAATTTTTTGTAAAATCAAAAAACCTTTGTATATTAGAATCAGTAATAGAGGAGAAGGGAACTGCATCAGGATTAGTAAGATGATTCGTCTCATAGGCAACATCGCCATTATTCATAATCCAGGCAGAGACTACCAGGCGGTATTGATGATTTATTAAATCGAATTCATAAGTATCATATCCGCTGTTGATGTCCTGGGATCCGTTGAAAAAGTATCGTGTGGCAGGGTCTCGGAATTTCATGATAGGCACAAATATCTTGCTTTGATCTGCCTGCTGAGAAGTTTTTTCATAAGCAAAGGCAGTGTGCGATGTATCCATTAAATAAGTAGTATCAAAGCCTTTTCCCTGCTCAGTGAAAAGCATGATATTGGTATGATCAGAATCCGTTTCAGGACTGGATAACCAGATGGGAACAAATACTTTCCGGTACATCACATAATCTATAGTTCCATACTTTATGTCAGTTGGTCCGGTTTCATAAGATATAGGACCTTTTGTCGTACCGTCTGGCATCACAATCGTAAAGTCTATATTTTTGTGGGTTTTATAGGTAATGTCAATTTCCTCAGTTGTATAGTAAGTATCACCATTCAGTACTACCATTTTTGTTGTATAATCAGCCTTCTGGTCATCCTGCCGGTCATTATGCTGTATGGAATCAGTGTCAACATAATAAGAAGCTTTATCGGTAGAGGTGAGCCATACCCAGTTTTCTGCATAACCATGATGTGGTGCCATGCAAAGCAGAATAAATGCAGCAGTGCCGATGATATGACGATAATGCATTCTGATATCCTCCTTAAGTATGGAATTCTTATCAACGATAAACGATCATCAGCATGACGACGATCAGAATAACCAATATAATCACTGACTTGGTAAAAAAATCAAGATCACTAAAACGCTGAGTATACTTGTCGAGCCAGCTGTCAAAACTGTTGAATCCATTTTCAATGGTTTTATTTACAGGAGTAATTGTAATAGGTTTTGCGTTATATAATTGTCCATTCTTTCTAGAGGATAATTCAATTTTCTGCCCTCGTATCTCTACGGGATCAATCAGAATGCCCTGCTCTTGAAAGTTCTGATGGCAATAGGGGCAGATAATTGTATTATATTTTATGAGTTTGCGGCAGTAAGGGCATTCCACATAGCCATGCTGCTTCATTTCCTTCTCGACTTTATATGGATCTTTAGACTTGATAAGAGAATGGGTGAAGGGAATAAACCAAAGAAGTGGCATAATCAGAAAAAACACGAAACCATAGAGATACCATAAAATAAAATATGCGCCCTTTGAACTGGCAATCATTGCAGGAATAATTGGAGCTATAAGTAAGAAAATAGTCCAGAGAACTAATAGCATTATTGAATCCCCTCCCTTTTGTACTGATTCTATCATTTTTATAACGAAAGGGGAATACAAATTTATATGAGTTAAGTATATTTACTTTTCAATATTTCCATCCTTTCCGGAATACCGCATGCCTGGGAAAGGCATTCAATGGTGTAGGAAGGGTATTTTTTTATGAGATAGTCGGGAAGCAGAATTTCAACAGCAAAAGTATTCGCCTGACGTTCTATCCTATCAATTGAAAAAAGTGTATGGCTTTTTAAATAGGGTGTTGAAATACCTTTATGTAATACGGCATGTCCCAACTCATGGGCACAGGTATATTTTTGGTTTGCTTCTGACAGATGGGAGCTGATATGAATAAATTTAATGCGTCGATATGTATGGCAGCATCCCCAGGTCTGGCCAAGGTCGCTGTATATGATATGGATCCCTAAATTTTCAGCAATAAAAAAGGGATTATTTGTATGGTATATCCGAATTAATGCTTCTGCTTTTCCCTTGATGTCCATTCGGGTCAATCCTCATTCTTTGCGATACTTTTTTGGAGTGAATTTCTTTTTGGCAATTTGTTTGGCCAGTCTCATGGAGGTGAGAAGACTGGCCTTTAATAATTCCCTGTCCTCCTGATCTTCTACAGTTCCACCCATGGCAGCCATTCCGTTCTTATCGTCAAGAGCAGAAAGCATTTTTTCCAAATCTCTGGCAATTTCTCTTTCATCTTTTGGTGTCAGTGGAGGAAGTGAAGGATCGTTCCATGATTCAGCCATATCTTTAATTTTTTTATATTCTGACTTACCAATTATCCACATAGGGTTTACTGAAAGTGTATTGGCAATTGCTTCAATTATAGGCATTTTTATTTTATTTATATCACCCTTTTCATATCGGGTGATAGTAGAGGCGGCTACTTGTATTTTTTCAGCCAGCTCTTTTTTTGTGATTCCAGCAGCTTCTCGAGCTTCTTCTATTCTTTTTCCTATAGAATGGTTGTCCATTGAATTCACCTCATATTTTATGATCAAATTATATCATGCAATTTTGCATAGTGCAAATAATATTATTGGTGGAATAAAAAATATTTGCGTTACGCTATTGACTAACAGAAGAATGAATGATACTATTTAAATATAAATTGCGCTACGCAAACAAAAGAAACGGAGGGAATTTATTGATTGACAAGAAAAAGGTCAAAGCACGAATGGCAATTTTGGGTTTAGTACAAAAGGATATTGCAAAGTCGGATGTATGGAACTGCAGTATACCAACAGTTAGCCAAAAATTGAATCATGTCAGACCAATAACATTAGATGAGGCTGATGCATTAGCAAGATTACTGAGGTTAAATGATAGGGAGTATTATGAGTTTTTTTTTGCATAATAAATTGCGTAGCGCAAATTATAAAGAAGAGAGGAGGAGGAAGAGATGGAAGATGTAGATATAAAAATTTATGGGTTTCAAGAATTAGAAGAAACAATGAAAAAATTAAATGATGCCGTGGAAGAAGTAAAACATCTGTCTATGACATTGGCCAGATTAGGTATAGTCGTTGAAGTCAAGATAAATGATCCATGGAAAAACCACAGATAGATTATGCCTATGCTGTGGTCTTCCTTTAGATTATTTTGCTAATTCATCAACAATATTTTCTAGAGCATGTTTGATGTCTGCTCCTAAGTCATACAGCAAGTCAAATGTAATGGTATCAATTTCAGATTCCTTATCAAGTAGCGTGTTTTTATAATCTTTCTCGAATTGTTCAATAACACGAATTAATGCGACTTCTTTTTCAGCAATCATTATAATCACCTCCTCTCTGTATAGAGGGTATCAGAAAGAGGGTATAAGTTCCAGACAAATATGCGTAGGAAGATTTACTAAAGAACAATTTCAGAAAGAAGAGAGGAGGTAGAAGAGATGGAAGTTAAATTTGTTAAATCAAATAATGCAACAACAAAAAAATCAGAAGATGCCATGAGAAAATTGGCAGAGACTTTGATTAGATGGGCTCGGCAGGATGGAATCTTACATAAAGGAGAATTTGATTAATGAATAAGACGAAAGGACACATGATGAAAGTTACATTGGAAACAGCAGGCGCCCAGGCGGCAGCCATGACGGCAGGGAATCAGGAACGGATTTGGAACATGGGGATCCGATCACAAGAAAAGGATCAGCTTAGGCGGGAGAAACAAGAGGCCCAGGAGGAAGCCGAATTCTGGCGCTGGATGTTTTTTGGTATAGGTTTGCCGGCAATATTTGCAGTGATCTACTTGGTGTACATAACATTCCCTCGGGGCTGAGCAGATGAAGTGCTGCTTATGCGGGAAGGAAATACGAAGGACAGAAGCCATGACTGTCTGCCATGTTGGAAGACTCCGGCCGGCGCATCGGGACTGTGGATTCTCCTTCCGTTATGACATGGCAGTTCATCATCTGACGAAGGCGCTTAAAAAATATAGAAAAACTCATGGGAGTGATAGGGAATGATTACAGCATTGATCGGGAGGGAACTGTGAAATGAGAGAGCTGAAGGGACTGTGCCGGTATTGGCCAGGTGAAATGGTGATGCATGGGGGAAAGAAAATGGCAGTACATGCAGCCAAAGTCATATGGGATCCAATGGCAGAGGTAAGAGGTGGCGCTCGAGTGGTATATGACATTATGCGCTATGGAGGAATCATAGGAATAAGTAATATGCAGACTGACGTGCCGGAAGAAGATCTGCATCCGGTGAGGATGATGTGAATCATGGAATTGACGAAGAAGAGACGGTTTGCACTTTCAGAAGCCGCCTTCCGCAAACTGTGTGCATGGGTGAAACAGCGTGACTGTGAACTGGCAGCTGCATACCGGGAAATCATCGGAATCAATCCACCGTATCCAGGAGAAGATGCGGAAGTGCATCATGTGATCCATAAAGGATCCGGCGGACCTGATCGGGAAGAAAACCTGATCCATCTGGCATACGGAGTACACCGGTATCAGGTCCATGGAGATGATCCGGGCCTGTCCAGAGATCTGACAATGAGAATGACAGCATACCTAAAAAGCAGCGCCGTCAGAGCATGGCGGTACAGACACAGTCAGGGACTTGACCATATCTATCTGGCTGCCGAAAGAGAGCAGCTGGCCCACAAAAGGAAAGTGAATATGCCGAACCTGAAAAGGTGGAGCTATGTATGAAAACATGATCTGCCCCGTATGCGGAAGAAAGATGACGGGACCGGGGGACTGCGTGATGCACTGCCAGCTGCACAAAGGCAATGTGTGTGACCGTCATTGCAAGACTTGCCCATACAACAAGGAATGGAAATGTACATATGGATCCATGAAGATCCAGAAAAGAAAAGACCGCCAAATCCGGATAGAACGGATATTGACGGGATTGAAACAGAGAGCAAGGAACCAGAGATTATTTAAAAAAAAATCCGTCAGGATTAGGGTCCTGACGGAAGCGTGCCGTAGCACAATTAGACATACATATTATAACAGATGCGGCATGAAAAAAGCAAGAAAACAGGGGCTTTGCGGCCCTTTTCCCTTCTTGATATAGCTATTATTCTTCGGACGGAAGAAGGAATGCCATGCCGTACAGAAAAGAAATATTTACAGCACCCGGAATCAGAGAAGAGAAAAAATATCACACATACCGGCTGGGTGGAAAACATACCCGGGCAGCCAACTACCAGAAGACAGAAGAAGCCGTCCGAAAAGGGAAACAGCCGGAGAGCCAAAGAGAAATTATACCGGTTGATGGTGACGAATTTCAAGAGGGATGATTACCGGATTGATCTGACCTACGCAGAACCGGCACCGGATCCGGGGACGGCGCTGGATCGTATCAGAAAATTCATTCGGCAGCTGAGGAGTAAATACCGGAAGAAAAAAGAAGAACTGAAATATATCTATGTGACAGAATACCGGGGACACCGGATCCATCACCATGTGCTGATTAATGCGGTGGAAGGAATCGGGAGAAAGAAATCGGAGAACTCTGGCCATGGGCGAAACTCAACTACCGGAGCTTCCGGCTCTTTGATGGAGGAGTGGAAGATTGCCAACGGTTAGCCTGGTATCTCCTAAAAGAAACAGACGAATCGATAAGGGATCCTGACAGCATACAGAAATTAAGATGGTGCGCCAGCAAGAACCTGAAGCAGCCGAAAATTAGAAAACAGACAATCTACAGCAGACACTGGAAAGAAAAGCCGAAAGTTCCGAAAGGCTATCAATTGGCAGAGATGGAAAACGGATATACCACAGACGGATATCCATTCCAGTTTTATAGACTTATCAGGATAGCAAAAGAAGAAAAGGAACAAGTCCGGCCGGTGATAGAAAAAAAGAAAACAGTCAAACAGGAAATCAAGCCGGCCATGACAGAAAGGGGGAGACCATGACAGAACAATGGTACAGGCGAAAGCTGGAATTGAAGAAGCAGGGATGGATCCTCAGCGGCAGCGGGAGATTCAAGCTGTACATTACACCGAAATGCCATTTAAAGGACCCGCTGGAGTTGAGCAAAATGAGCGAACAGGAATTTCGGAAAGTTTTAGAAGAGGAGGAAAACCATGGACATAAAGAAGATTAAATACGGATGCCCAATAGTAATCAATTATATCAGTGACAATGATGAAGAGATCACGCTGAAGTCAGAAGAAAAGCCGAGACCGGAAATGGAAAAAGCATTTGACCGGTTAGCCTGGCAGATCATGCAGATTGACGGAAAGAAGTGCAGTAAGGACATTAACATAGCCGTCAACGAACTGAATATCAAATACAAAAAGGATATATCGAAGCCTACAGTGTCAAAGGATATATTACGGTCAACGATATGCTCTATACTCCGGCCATTGCCATAGGAGGCATACCGAATGGTGGAGATACACCGATAGATAAGATGGTTCAGGATATTCTGAAAGAAGCGGAAATGTTTGTATCCGGGCAGCGGGCCCAGATGAAACTGTTCCCCAGCACGACAAATCTTGATACAGAGGAACGGTACCAGGAGGGAGAAGATGAATAAACTGCAGACAGTAGATGAATACTGTGACCTGTGCAACAGCATGACGAACGGGGAACTGGAAGTTGTGCAGGAAGCTCATGATCATCCAGCTAAAGACATGACACCCCGGGGGATGTACCTGGCAGTGACTGCCTATATTCTGGGGATGAAAAACCAGGAAGCGGACAGGCAGCCGATTAAAACAACGAAGAGCCGTCGGAAGAATCTTATCCGGGCAGCGGGACTCATCATATCGGAGATTAATAGACTGGATGAAAAGGAGAAAGACAATGAATAAAATCTATGAACTGAAAGGCCTGGTCTATCTGTCACATCCATACGGCGGGGATCCGGAAGCAGTGGAATCGACTGGAGACATCTTCCGACAGCTGCAGGCAGCGCATCCGGAGTCGACGGTCATCTCGCCGCTCCACAACTTTGCGCCATTGGCATACAGAGACGAAGACTATATCCCCGGGCTGGATATGTGCCTGGACCTGCTGAGATACTGTCAGCATATTGTCATGTCAGGAGACTGGCAGCGGAGCCGTGGATGCTGTGCAGAGTATGCCTTCTCACGGGCGAAGGGAATCCAAATTTGGATATATAAAAAGGGAACAATAGATTGTGTCACGAGGTACGAGCCATGACGGAACAAAGGTTCATACTGGCAGTGGCAGCGGCGCTGATATGTAGATAAGGAGGCTGGACCATGGGAAAAACAATTAATGACCTTCATGATATCTTATTTGAACAGCTGGAGAGACTGAACAATCCGAAATTGAAAGATGAATCACTGGCGGAAGAAATCAAAAGGAGTAAAGCAGTTACCGATGTAGCCAGGAACATTATAGACAATGCAGATCTGGCGCTCCGTGTAGCAGTTGCACAAGATGATAAAATCAGCTGGAAGTCATCACACAATCTCCCCAAAATGCTGACGGCAGGTGAAGACGATGGGATACAAAAAACTACTAAATAAGGAGCAGCAGAAATACCTGAGAGAAATCATACCTGGGCGCCCGGGTATCAATGTCATTATGATCATGGGCTGGAAATTTGGGATCTATCTGACAAAGCAGCAGTTCAAATCATATAAAGCAAACCACCGTCTTGGAATCAGCGGGCTTACAGGACAATTTCCCAAAGGACACATACCGGCGAATAAAGGAAAGAAATTCCCGGGGAGCAATATAGGAGGAAAAACAAAATTCCAGAAAGGGCACCGTCCGGTTAATTATTTGCCTATAGGAACAGAACTCATGAAAGGCGACGGATATATCTGGGTAAAAATTGGAGAACCGAACAAATGGAAACAGAAACACATCTTGCTCTGGCAGCGGGAGAATGGACCGATACCGAAAGGGAAAGTCATTACATTCCTGGATGGAGATCATAAACACTGCAGCCTGGATAATTTGATGCTGATTACACGGAGTGAACATGCCAGGATGAACCAGAATCACCTATATCAAAAAGACAGGGAACTGACAAAGATAGGGATAGGAATTGCCAAGATCTATGCAGCCATGGGGCAGCGGAAAGGATCCGGTAAATGAAGAAAGAACAGAAGAAGTGTCCACGTTGTGGAGCAAACATGAAGAAGTTAGGGAAAGTGTGGGTCTGTCCGGACTGCAGGCACAGAGAGGAAGCTGATAATGAGTTACGGAAGAAAAATAACACGGAGACAGGCACGGGAGCAGCATGTACCAATTTGTCCGGAGTGTAGAACAGTAATGAAGCGGAATAAACAAGATTTTGTCTGCTCAAATTGCGGGACGAGGATAGATGCAGCTAAATGGGAGCAAATGAGTAAGAGCGATAGACATTGGATTTTAAAGGGGTGAAATCAAATTATGTCAGGCAAGAAGATCTTGAAAGCATACGAATGGGATAATGAGATTGATGGATATTCAATGATTGTTTATGCTGAAACGGTTGGTAAAGCGAAATATGAAGTTATGAATGAAGAGTCGCAAGACAACTTTACTGACATAAGAGTGAAAAGGATGCCATGGGCCGATAAATATGCAGGAGGCAAAATCCCTGCAGAGGAATATATAAGTCATGGGTGGTGGATGCCATGCGCAAACCCCAAATGTGGGAATGACCATCTTGATGAAGAATCACTTTCTAAGGGAGCGGGTATTATCGATCATAAAATCTATTGTCCTGAATGTTACTTAAAAATGAAGGAGAAATCATGAAAAAGGAGGGAATGAAACGGAGCATAACAGCGAATCCAGATCCTACATACAGAGAGGCAGCGGCTAATATCAAAAAAGAAGCCAGGGCAGCGGAGCGTGAATGCCAGGCAGCGGAACAGAAGAAGAGGAGCTTGAAAGCCGTTCGTGTTATTCTGGCAGCCAAACATATGTTGAAAAATCATGGATTTGAATTTGTAGGGAAAGTAATGATTAGAGACCAGACATCTGGAAAGGAATATAAGGAAGGAGGGATTCGATGACCGTAGAAGAGTTTTTCGATGCGATATTGATTCAGCAGCCAAGAATTATTTTGATGTGTGAAAATGAACTGCAGCAGATAACCGCTGAAATTAACGGCGGACTTCCACGGTCACCAAGGATTTCCGAAAAAGTGACTGGAAGTCCAAGCTCGCAGGAGTTGTCTGGGGAATTGCTGAAAAAGGAAAATGCGGAGCGAAGGCTGGCCAAGGAAAGAAGGAAACTGCGGTCAATGAGGAAACGCGCACGGTGCATGATTGGACAGCTGCAGGATCCGGTACAGCAGAATATTATGAAGGAACGGTATTTGTGGGGATGGAGTACGGAACGAATAATGTCTGTTGTTGGATATGGCCGGAGTGCGGTTTTTGACAAACAGAAAAAGGCATTAGAGGAATTATCAGTTTACTTTCCTAACACCTGAAAAGTCCGGACTCTCCTGGACTTGAACGGACTGTGGGTAAAATGTTACTATAAAATAGAAAAAGTACGAAAAGAGCCGTCCAGTTGGGCGGCTCTTGTGGTATAATTTATAAAACTGGCCTTTGACGGAATTTGAGTATATAATGCACATACTTTGTATAGAATTCATGAAGTTAAATAATGATTTGTGGAGTCTTTGATTTGTGTGTATTAGGAAATGTGCGAATGGGATTTCAAGGGTAATCGAGGTAATTTGATATGACGCTTGCAGACAAATTGAGCACTTATGCAAAAGATTATTGGGATTTCTCTGGATACCGTAATGAGGCTCCACTTGTAAAATATCCGGCCGTGATGGTTGCTCCTATGCAAGAGTGCATAATCAAAGAAATTATTAATGCAGATCATACAATACATAATGTTTTGGATCCATTTGTTGGATCGGGGACTGTACTATATGAAGGTAAAAAAATTGGATTAGATTTATATGGGTTTGATATTAATCCGCTCGCAATATTAATTACTAGTGTAGAGCTGGAAGGAATTCCAGCAGAAGGAATACTTAATAGTATTAAATCCCTTAACACTCGTATAACAATGTTGTTTGGAAATGTTGATGCATATGAATTCACTAATATTGAAAAGTGGTTCAACCACGACGTTATCTTGTCTCTTACTGTTATTAGACAAGCTATTATAGAGGAGCCTAATGATAGAATTCGTAGATTTTTTTGGTGTTGTTTTGCAGAAACAATAAAAAAATATAGTAATACAAGAACATCAACGTTTAAATTACATATCAAAAGCGAACAGCAGATTAATTCTTTGATTGATGATTCTGTTCCTTTTTTCAGGGAGCATGTTCAAGAACAATACAGAAAATTTCTTTGCTATCACCAAAGAACATGTAGTATAATACTCAAATGCGGTGATTCTAAGGACCTTCTAAAGAATTTACCAGCAGCATCAATAGACTTAATTTGCACATCACCTCCATATGGGGACAACCATACTACTGTTACTTATGGACAATTTTCTATTCTTCCTCTGTTATGGATAGATAAGAAAGACTTGTTGATATGGAATGATTATTTGCTTGAGAATTTTTCGGCTATTGATACGGCAAGTCTGGGTGGGACTATTAAACGTGGAGATACGAAAGGTGTTAAAACCTATGAGAAATATATAAAAGATATTTCTCGGGAGAAAAGTAAAAAAGTCATTTCATTTTTTGAGGATTATGAATCTGTTTTTGAGTTGTTAGCAAATGTTTTGAAGCCAGGAAAACTTTTGGTACTAACATTAGGGAACCGGCGAGTTGATAATCAAGAAATCCCATTCGATAAATTCAATGATATGCTGGCATATAAATATGGTTTGGAATTAGACTCAACGATTACTAGAAAAATTATTGGGAAACGGATGCCGAATAGAGTTTCAAGGGTTGGAAATGAAGGGCCAGTAAACTCAATGAGTAAAGAGTATGTGAAAGTTTATAGGAAGACGAGGGCGAATGTGAATGGCTAAAAATCAATTTGATATGAGCCCTGAACGAATTGCTAAAGTTTTAGGGACTGTTGGAAGTCCACTAATTGTTATTTCAGAACTTTTAAAAAATGCTGTTGATGTATCAGCTCAAAATATAGATATTTATTATGATACAGAACGGCATTCAATTGTTGTTGAAAATGATCACAAAGGCTTTTCAATTGAAGAAATCAAAAAGCTGTATACGCCAGGAGTATCCGCAAAAAAGGAAAATGGAAATTTAAAAAATGAAAATGCAATGTTTTTTACGGGTAGTAAGGGATTAGGATTATTATCTGTTTTTTCGCTTTGTGACGAAGCTGAAATACTTACAACACCGATAGATAAAAAAACACACAAAATTATTTTAAATAAAGTAAATGGGACTGTAGAAGACAGCATAACTAATCAACCATTTCAAAAATATTTTACAAAAATTATACTTAAAAATGTTGCCCCAAAAAATATTGACTTTTTATCATCCGAATCAGAGACTGGGAAACTTCGGCATATTTGCACTTACTTATATAAGCATGATAAAGTGCCCTTCCCTGTAATGACTTTGCATATTTCTGGTCAGCAACCCAAACAAATTAATTTTTCATGTGATTTTTCACCAATGTTATACGATGTGTATTTTGATTTTGACAAAAAAACTAGAAAACTCAATTTTAAGTGTTTGGATAAAGGTAAAACAATTACCAGTAAGACTATTACGTTTGAGAAGTTTGATCTTGAAGATTTACAAGGCGTAATGGCAAAATGTTACAATATAAAAAACACTATATCCACTCGTACAAACGAGGATATGTTTTCCAATTTTGATGAAGTTCCATCATTTGAGGGTAGAATGTTGGTTTATGAAGGGAAAACAGTTAACTCGGAATTAAAGGGATATGGAGCAGGTGTTGATATCTATATTAATGAATTTGCGCTTTATAATTATTTGGCGGAAGAAAATGATTGGTTAGGCTTAGCTGACTTTTCTCAGCGAAAAAAAGCTACTCGGGTAAAACCTCATAATGTTTTTGGGTATGTTAATTTCCCCAATTTTGATGAAAATACAGAGCATTTACAAATTTCAAATGAACGTGCAGATTTTATACAGGATATTACATTCTCAAAACTAATGTATTTGTTAAAGGGTGTGGTAATGTTTGCGGTATTTAATATAGATCTTGTTGCACATAAGAACTGTAAATGTAAGGGAAAAGCAGACAGTGATTTAGAAGATAGACGAAACACCTTTGGTAATGATGTGGCTGATAATAGTGCGTCTACAGGCGATGATACTGATACTAAACAGGATAAAAAGCCGGATGATGATGCAAAAAAGAATTTTAATGATGAACAAAAAAGTCCGGTAGGTTTCTATTCACCGGAAAACAAATATAAACCTAAATGGAATATTCAGAAACATCTTGAATTTACTGCAGAAGAGGGGGAAATAATTGATAAACTTAAAAATATTAATGATTTAGGAAATAAAATTTATAATGTGGTATTTGAATTAAGCAAACTGAATTTATCAGTAGATCGGTATTCTAATGCATGTCTCTATCGCACTTTATTGGAAAGCGTGACTAAGTATCTTTCGCAAAATCAGGAAAGCGTAGCGTTTTATGAAGGTAAGCTGGAAAGTTCAATCAAGAGTGCGCTAAATTATTTTTCAACTTCGACAAACAAGTATCCTCAATTGTCTGCAAATGGAATTGATGCATGGAGGACAGTCGCACTTAAAAATAAACTGATTACAATTTTAAATGAATACATACATAATGAAACTCCTGTTGATTTAAACCTTCTTCAGCAGTCTTGGAATACAATGAAGGGATATATAATCGCTTGCCTTACCATAAAATGATATAATAAATAATTAGCAGATTTCTTAAGCACTTCCCATTATGGATGTGCTTTTTTCTTGCCAATTTCAAAACAGAACAATAGGGCGGCTCTTGTGATATCATCTTGATAAAGGGGTGATATTATGGAAACGTTACAGGGAAAAGATGAATATTTTAAATGCATAAGACAATTTATAAGTTTAGGACTGCGTGTTAATCAGGAACTTATGGAACATGTTCACAAATCTATTCGTGGAAGTGAAGATGATATTTTTACATATTACGTAACTTTATCTTTCCTAAGTGAAATCCATAATACATTAGATGGAATTTTGACATTGCTAAATGGCCATAGATTACATCCAACATTTATTTTGAGCAGAACGTTACTTGAGTTAAGCATGCAGGTAGCATTTTTAACAAAGGACAGTGATACTATTTGTGCCAAAAGTCTCTGCTATAAATTGTATGCATTAGATAAAATAATTAAAGAGATTGATTCTGCAGTGGGAAGAGGGGAATCATATAATCAAAATCAATTACAGAAGTTTAAAGATTCAAAACAATGCTTAATTGATCATATCAATAATTTACAAGACGTACATTTATCCCATTTAAAAGGTTTAATTGAAAGAGATCGTTATCATTGTAGGTTTTGGTATACTTTATATCAAGATAGGTTAGGCAAAATAGAACAGGTTGCGAACTTCGTGCAGCAAAGAGAATTAGTGAGTGATGTATATGGAGTATTATCACGGCTTAGCCATGGCGCAGATTCATGGAGAGAAGTGGAAAGATTTGGGGAGAGTTGGCACATGCGGCCTTTGGATGGTGTAAAGTATGGTTATTCATTAATTTACCTTATTGGTAGTATATTCAAATGTGTATGTGATTCAATTACTGCAATGTATGGGAGCAATAAGGAAATTGCTACTGAAATATCTAATATAAATGTACAGCAAAAGGAATTATATGGACGCATGAAATCAATAGATGTAACACTTTGAAATTATTTATAATAGAAGCTGAAGCACTCACGATGTGGGTGCTTTTTTATTGGAAGAGGAACTATGGCACGGGCATTTGCAAAGTCTTTCTATAACTCCGCTGCCTGGGTAAAGACATCCAAGGCCTATGCGGAATCCAGATTCTGGATCTGTGAACGCTGCCACCGGCCGATCAAAGGTCAGTACATCGTCCACCATAAAATACATCTGTCACCGGAGAACATTCATGATCCGGACATTGCCCTGAACTGGAGGAATCTGATGCTGCTCTGTAATGACTGCCACAATGCGGTACATCAGAGGAAAAAACTGCGGAGAAAGGTCCTTTTCTCTCCGGACGGTCAGGTGATCGGCGTGAAAGACCCCCCGTCTGGGTCCTGAAAATCAGCGAAAACAAGACCGCGTATAGGCAACCGCTTAACATGCGCGGCAATCTCGAGGGGGGTGTAGGTGCCCGGATTTCCTATTATTTATAAAAAGGTACGGAAGGATGTGAGAACATTGGCGAAACTGAAAGAAACTACCATAAAAAAGCGCAGAATGAAAGAACTTCATGACATATTTGCAACCATACCGGACGATAAAGCCCGTCTTGTGGATCCCATGATTGTGATGGCTGCGAATATGGAAATCAATATTGTGAAACTGGAAGTGGAACTCCAGGCGACGGGATTTGTGGAGACCTATCAGAATGGTGAGAACCAGACAGGTACCAAAGAATCAACAGTTTCCCGCTCCTATTCGACAATGGTCAAAAACTACAACTCCATCATCCGTACCCTGCTGGATTGCCTGCCGAAATCAGAGCAGAAAACAGCCGAAGATGAATTGAGTGAGTTCATCCGGGCGAGGGATAGAAATGTATGAATCCCATCGAAGAATACAATGCGGGGATCCAGAAGGGGATATTCATTGTACCGAACAAGATCCGGAAGGTATATCAGCATCTGGCGGAGAAATTGAAAGATAAGGAGTCCAGGTATGTTTATGATGACAGCAAAGCGCAGTACGCCATTGGTTTTATTGAACACTTCTGTCGGCAGAGTAAAGGGAAATGGGCAGGAAAACTTGTGGTTCTGGAACTGTGGCAGAAAGCTTTTATTGCTCCTCTGTTTGGATTTGTGGACAGAGAGACGGGTCTACGGGAATATCGGGAACTCATGCTACTTATCGGACGGAAAAACGGCAAATCACTCATTGCAGCCGCCTTAGGGGTATACTTGCTGATTGCCGATGGGGAAGGAGGCCCAGAAATCTATTCGGCAGCCACCAAAAGAGATCAGGCGAAGATCATCTGGAAAGAAGCTGTCAGGATGATCAAAAAATCTCCGGCCCTTCGTAAAAGGTGCCGGTGTCTGGTAGGAAGTATTGAAACAGAATTCAATAACGGAAGCTTCGTTCCGCTGGGATCCGACAGCAATACTCTGGACGGACTGAATGTCCATGGGGCGCTGATAGATGAACTGCATGAAATCAAAGACAGAAATCTATATGACGTCATCATCGACGGCATGAGTGCCCGGGAGCAGCCGCTGTCCATTATTACATCGACAGCGGGGACGCTGCGGGATAATATTTTTGACATCAAATACAATGAATGCCGGGACATCATCAACGGCTATGATGATCCCGATGGATACCAGGATGAAACGGTCCTTCCCATAGTTTATGAACTGGATGACAGAAAAGAATGGACGGATCCGAAGATGTGGGTCAAGGCTAATCCCGGGTTAGGCGTGATTAAAAATTATACCTCGCTGGAGCAGAAAGTCAAAAAAGCCAAGGTCAATCCTCTTCTGGTGAAGAATCTGCTGTGCAAGGATTTCAATATTCGTGAAACAGCGGCAGCGGCATTCCTTACTTTTGAAGAACTGAACAACGAAGCTGTCTATGATATGGACGCATTGAAACCCCGCTATGGTATAGGCGGGGCAGATTTATCTCAGACCGTGGATCTGACATGTGCTACATTGCTGTTCCAGGTGCAGGGGGATCCGGTGATCTATGTGCGTCAGATGTACTGGATCCCGGAAGAACTGTTTGATAAACGTATGGAGGAAGACAATGTGCCATATGATATCTGGTATAAACAAGGACTTCTCCGAAAATCTCCGGGGCGAAAAATTGATTACCGCCTGGTCACTCAGTGGTTCGAGGAGATACGGGATACTTATGACATTTATCTTTTCCGGGTGGGATATGACGGTTGGTCTGCCACTTACTGGGTGCAGGAGATGACAGAACACTTCGGGGAGCCTGTCATGGACAGAGTGATCCAGGGGGCCAAGACACTGTCAGCACCCATGAAGAATCTGAAAGCGGATCTGCAGTCAAAAAACATCAACTACAACAACAATCCTGTACTGAAATGGTGTATGGCCAACACATCCGTCATTGAAGACAGAAACGGGAACATTGTGCCTTGTAAAATGAACAGCCGGCAGCGGATTGATGGATTTGCCAGCCTGCTTGATGCCTATGTGTCATGGCAGCGGAACTACAGAGACTATACCAATATTATTTGAAGGAGGTGATTGAATGGAATGGAGAAGCATGTTCCGTTGGATCTTTGGCAGCGGAAGCAATCCGACGAATCTGACCCGGGCTAAAATGCTCAATGGATACAGCAATGAATACACACCCTGGTCAGGGAATGCCTATGACAATGCCACGGTCAGATCCTGCGTGGATACCATAGCCCGGCATGCCAGCAAATTAAATCCCCGCCATGTGGTGAGGAAAAACGGGCGTGTAGTGAAAAGTGTTGATGATCCACTAAATGATCTGTTGGAATTTTCTCCCAATCCGCTGATGACATCGGCGGAATTCATTGAAAAGATGATCAACCAGTACATGACTGCTAATAACCTGTTTGTCTATATCCAGAGAGATGGGAACGGAAATGTCCTGGCATTATGGCCGCTGAACTTTGAGCAGCTGAGCCTGTACGAAGATAATGAAGGGGTACTGTATGCGAAATTTACCTTCGGGACCGGGGAACGGGAGACAGTGCCCTATGATGACCTGATCCACATACGGCGTCACTTTAACCGGGATGATATTTTTGGAGATCCGGACAATAAAGTGCTGATGGAAGATCTGACACTGCTCGGATCCGTACATACGGCCATTATCAATGTGGTCAAGAACTTCGGAAAACTCCGGGGTATTATCAAATTTAATCAGACACTGCGTCCGGAAGATGTAAAGAGTAAATTTCAGTTGTTTATTGATACCTTCATCAATCCCATGAAAAATGGATCCGGTGTGGCTCCTATGGACAATACACAGGAATACCAGCAGCTGGCGGTAGACGGAACGACCTTTGACGCATCTCAGATGTCCTATGCGCGGGATAATATTTACAAATATTTTGGTATGTCCGAAAAGATTATTATGGGGACTTATTCGGAAGCGGAGTTTATTGCCTTTTATGAATCAGTGATTGAACCAATTGCAGTGAAACTCAGTCAAGAATTCACACGGAAAATTTTTTCAGACAGGGAGCAGGGATTCGGCAATGAGGTCATGTTTGAAAGCAACCGGCTGAATTATCTGTCGGTGACGTCGAAAATCAATATCTGTAAACAATTGCTTCCGGCAGGGATACTGACAGTCAACGATGCCAGGGAAATGTTTGGTTACGCACCTGTTCCGGACGGAGATGACAGAATTGTCAGCCTGAACTATATCAAAGCGAAGGACCAGACAAAATATCAGACAGGAGAGGAGGATGAAGATGAAGACGAAAGAATTCCGGGCAGTGAGTCTGACAGCTGACGCAGAAAACAAAATGACTGTGGAAGGCTATGCTGCCGTATTCGACCAGCCCACATTGATCTGGGAATCGCCTTATTCCGGGTATAAGTATTATGAGAAAGTCAATCAGAATGCTTTTAACGGAGCGGATATGAGTGACGTAGCTTTCAAATATAATCATGATGATGCCGCACTGATCCTGGCTAGGACCCGGAATAAGACGCTGCAGCTGTCGGTGGATAACCAGGGACTGAAAGTGAGGGCGGACATTGCAGACACCACAACTGGAAGAGATGTATACACACTGATTCAGCGGGAAGACCTGGACAAAATGTCCTTTGCTTTCACCGTGGCAGCGGACCAGGTAACCAATGATGATGAGAATAAAACCAGTACACGGGAGATCCTGAAATTCGATAAAATTTTCGATGTATCAGCGGTTGACTTCCCGGCCTATGACACTACGGATATATCTGTGGTGGAGGCCAGAGGTGCTGACTATTTCAAAGCCTTGGAACAAAAACTCAGAGATCAGGAATTGAGGAAGCGCCTGCTGCTGAGAACTTATTTTTGAAATGACATGCTGAGAGAGCATGCTTTTTTATTGCCACTGTGCGGACTGTGAGAGACGCGTGGTAAAGCTGGAGAGCGGCAATGCATATTTCCATATTGTTAAACAAAGGAGAGCAAACATGAACAGACTGGATGAAATCAAAGCAAGAAAAGAAGAACTCAGGAAACTCCTGGGGGGAACGGAACAGGTGGATCTGGATAAGATCCAGAAAGAACTGGATGATCTGGATACAGAAGAGACGGAAATGCGGCGCCGTCAAAAGATTGCGGAACAGATCAATACACAGGAAGAACCAGAAATCCGTCAGATCACAAAACCGCAGGAAACAAAAAAGCCGGCACCGGACAAATTTGACACGCCGGAATACAGGAAAGCCTTTATGGCTTATGTGTGCAGGAACACGCCTATTCCTGTGGAATTTAGGGCTGATACGAATACACTGACCACGGATATCGGTACAGTCATCCCGCCGGTGACACTGAATAAGATTATCGAAAAGCTGAGAGCCTACGGCATGATCCTTCCCCGGGTAACACAGACTAATTACCTTCAGGGCGTCAACATTCCCACCTCTGATTTGAAACCTACAGCGACATGGGTAGCGGAAGGAAGCGGATCAGACAAACAGAAGAAAACAACTGGGGCCATTGTATTTAGTCATTACAAACTACGGGTGGCGGTTTCCGCTTCTCTGGAATCAGAATATATGGCTTATTCTGCCTTTGAAGCAGCCATTGTGCAGAATATTACGGAAGCCATGGCTGTGGCCATTGAACAGGCGATCATCAGCGGAACCGGCAGCGGCCAGCCTACAGGAATCCTGAAAGACACGTCAGACGGTACGACTATTACAGCCAATGCCTTGTCCTATGAGAAGCTGATTGAAGCAGAAGGAGATCTGCCGCTTGCCTATGAAAATGGAGCTGTATGGGTGATGAGCAAAAAAACTTTCATGCAGTTCGTAGGCCTGGTGGATACCGCCGGACAGCCGATTGCCAGAGTCAACGCCGGTATCAACGGAGTCCCGGAGAGAACACTCCTCGGCAGAACAGTGGTTCTGACTGACTATGTACCTTCCTTCTCTTCATCACTGACGGCAGGAGATGTATTTGCCTTCCTGTACCGGATGCAGGACTATGCGCTGAACACCAATTTCTCCATCGGTATGACCATGTATGAAGATCATGATACCGATGATATCGTGAGGAAATCCATCATCGTATGTGACGGGCATCCGGTGGATACGAACTCTCTTGTAAAACTGGCTTATGCCACGGCATAACTGAAAAGGGGCGGTGAAGTATGGTGACACTGGAAGATATGAAGAAATATCTGCGGGTGGACGGAAGGGATGACGATGATCTCATCACATCCCTCATAGAATCCGCAGAACAATATATTGAAAATACGACAGGAAAGCCCAATGACGGATCCGCCTTGTATCTATTATGTGAAAAGATTTTTGTGGCGCACTGGTATGAAAACCGTGGCGTTGTCGGAGAAGAAACAGAACTGCCCCAGGCAGGACAGGCGCTGCTGACGCATATCAAACTTTCTGATGCCTATCCGGAGGCGGCATCATGACGACAGAAGACCGAATCCTACAGAATATGACCATAGGGAAACTGCGGACGCGGATTACCCTTCGAATTCCGTCAGTACAGAAAGATTCCCGCGGCAATGATATTCTGTCCTATCAAGACGGTGCAACGGTCTGGGGATGTGTGGAAACCCATGCATCACAGATGTATGAGACTACGGGAGAAGTCAATATTATTCGGAAAGTAATCATTATTATGAGATATCGGAGTGATCTGACACCGGACTATCAATTCACGGCAACGGGACGGATATATAGGCAGATTGGATCCCCCATTGATGCCGGTATGCGTCACCGCTGGATATACGCTGAATGTGAGGAGGATGTGCAGACATGATCAGGAGAAAACGGTTCCGCGATGAAGTTAATTTCAAAGCTCTGGGAGCAGAGTTCGGGACAAAGGTCACTGATGAGGTCAGGCACGTCATGGAAGACATGGCAAACCAGATGGTGGAGGAAATGAAGAGCCTGGTACCGGTGAAGACAGGCGATCTCCGTGACAGCATTCACTGGAAATGGGGGAAAGGCAAAACGATCATTATCTTTCTGGCAGATGCAAAGGATCCGAAGGATGGTGTTGCCTATGGAAAGCTGGTCGAATTTGACCCGCGGATCATGGAACCTTTTATGTATCCCGTTCTGGATGCCAACAAAGAAGAGTGGAAACGACGGATCATAGAAGCCGTCAGAAAGGCGGCGCAGGATGTCGGACATTCTTGAAATACTGTACAGGTGCATTAAAAGATTCAGCTGAGCTGACCGCTCTGCTGGCGGAGGGAGCACAGGGAATACATAATGACCTGACCCGGGATTCGGGGAACTATCCTGTCCTTGTCTATCAGGTGATCAGTGATGTCCCTCATTTCTGGGCGGACAACCAGGAAACAGCCCGCCGGACGACAGTGCAGATCAGTGTGTTGACAAAAGACGGAAATGATGCTGCCATTATCGCCCTTGTTGAACCGATTATGAGTCAGCTGGGATGGATGAGGCAGATCACTAACAGGATAACGAGCGGGGCTGTCAGAATTACGGCCCTCCGTTATATTTATGCAGAGGAGGAATAAACATGGCACTTGTAGGAGTCAGTAATTTTCATTATGCCATTTTGAAAAGTGACACAGAAACTGGTGTGGAATATGGATCGCCTAAATCCGTGCCCAGATCCACCATCACAATCGATATAAAGCCGAATTCCAATACAGGAACGCTTTACGCCGATAATGGTCCGGTGGAAACAGCCACAGCGTTGGGAGATATTGATGTCACTCTTGATTTGAAAGAATTATCCCTGGATGTCCAGGCAGATCTTTTGGGGCATACCGTGGAGAATGGTATCATCGTGAGAAAAGCTTCTGATACGACACCTTATGTGGCAATCCTTTTTGAGGGGAAGAAATCCAACGGGAAGAAAAAATTTGTGAAACTTCTGAAAGGGATGTTCCAGGAACCGGAAGAAAACTATCAGACGGCCAATAACAATGTGAACTTCCAGTCAGGGAAGATTACGGGGAAATTTGTCATCCGGGAATATGACGGGGCCTGGGAACGGGCGGCTGACCAGGAAGCCACAGGGTATGCGGATACTATTGGAACGCACTGGTATGACGCCGTTGAAACTGAAGCAGTAAAGGGAACCAATATCTATACGGTGACCACCAATGCCGCCAGTGGTGACACTGTGACTATTGGTGGGACAAAACTTACCGCAGGAACAGATTTTACCGTGGGTAAGGATGCAGCTGGAACAGCCAGTGCATTGGCAGCGGCGCTGAATGCAGATGCAGCATTTTCAGCTAAATATGCAGCTACTGTATCTGATGCAGTAATCACAGTGACAGAAATTACAGCAGCCGGGAACACCCCGGGAACAGCCGTAGCAACGGGTACTATTGTTATTACATCGGGCACAGCAACAGAAAGCCAGATAGCAGCATAAGGAGGAATATATGGCTAATCAGAAAACAGCTCCGGCGGTCCCGGAGCTTGTCATCAATCAAAAAAAATATAAAGCAGTCCCGCCGAAGGCAAGAGCCTGGCGGGATTTTATAGTATTTGAAGAAAATGTCGACAGCATACCGGCCAAGGATTTTATGGACCGCATGGCGGCTCTTATTGCGGATGTTTTTCCGGAAGAGATCACAGCAGATGTGATCCTAGACAATATTCCAATCAATGAAATAAAGAAATTGTACAGAGATTCTTCCCGGTACGTGATCGGACTGGTGTATGGAAAATTGGAACAGCTCCCAAACGGGGAAGCGGAGGCAGCGGAATAGCGCTGTCTCCGTATGAATCAATGATAGGATGGTTTGAATTGCTCCATGACCGCTATAAGTGGACGATGCAGGAGATGATGGAGACAGACCTCAGATACATATTGGATCTGATTGTGGTAAGAGCAAAAATTGAAGATGCACCGAGATTGATGCCCATTGATGAAGTGGGAATTTTGTAAAAGAAGGGAGGAAATTATGGCAAGAGGACAAACAGTGGGAGCCTTGTGGGCAGCCATGGGGCTCGATCTGTCTTCGCTGGATTCAGATTTTGCGTTGGCAGACAAAACAATTAAAGATGCAATGATCCGTCTGAATACAGAAAAAAGAGCCGTAGTCATCAAAGCGGAGACCGATATCAACGGGCTGGATGAAGCCAAAGACAAGGTTAAAATCTTGCGTATACAGGAACAGTCATTAACAGAGCAGATCGATATCCAGCGTCAGAAAGTATCCATTGCAGATGCAGTCTATAAACAGATGGTAGCGACCAAAGGCGCGGATGCTGTGGCCAGTCAGAGTTTGAGGATGAGGCTCCTGAATGAAAGAAAAGCCTACAGTGAACTGGAGTCTCAGATCCGAAAAACACAGAAAGCCCAGAATGGAGGTATAACGCCAAAATCCACCATGGGGGATTTAATATCCAATATCACCATGGGACAGGCAGCCATTCAGGGCGGGATGTCAGGTGCATTGTCCAGTCTTGGAATGGTAAAAGGGAAACTGGCTTTGGGGCTGGGAGCTATAGCCGGAGGTTTTGGACTGATGGAACTCACCAAGGGCGCCATGACCGCCGGGAATAACATTTATACTCTTGCACAGAAAATGCATACATCCAATGCGGAAGCAGCTCAGATGAGCATGATTTTCCGTCTGGCAGGGGCGGATGCGAATGACGCTGTACCCGCTATTGTAAGACTGGATAAATCTGTCCAGTCAGCAGGCACGGCGGGTAATGATACTACCCGCATGCTGCAGGTGTTTGGCGTTAATCTCCGGGATGCTCAGGGAAATTTATTGCCGGTGAATCAGCAGTTAAGCGAACTGGCTAAAGGATATCGAAGTGCGGCAGCGGCTGGGATGGAAAACGAATATGTCAGCCAGGTACTGGGATCTCGTGGGGCGGCTCTGGTACCTGTACTTGAACAGATGAATGAACTGCAGGAACAAGCAGCTAACATCAGAACAACAGGGCTTCTTAATCCAGACGAATCTCATAAACTGAGTCTGGAATGGAATACCATGAAGATTGAAGCTGGGCAATTGGGGAATGCAGTGGGGTCCTCTTTGGTCCCTGTGGCCAATGAATTGATGCCGCAGCTGATAGATGTCACAAAGGATTTTATATCTGAGATCCAGGATCATAAAGAGGATATTAAATCTCTTGCCCGAGGGATTATGGAAGTGGGGGATGCCGCCATTAAAGCAGCTGGATATATTGCGGATATGACGAACGGAATTGATTCTTTACTTGAAAAAGCAGGAGCTCCATCAACCCAGGAGAGAAGAAACAAGACCGCATTCTCGGCAGAATTTATAGGGAAAATATTTTCGGATATTAAAGAACAATGGGGCGGGACGCAAGAGGAAATAAAAGCAGCACAGGCACAGTTCAGTGAAGACTGGGATCAATACAACAGTCCTGATTCTTTCGATAACTGGAAACAGTCAAAAAAGCAGGCTGCAGATGATAAATTGGAAGCCAATCAAAGAGACCGCGCCCGAAGAGCAGAATTAGATGCCATTGAAAAATCAGAACAAGAAAAAAAAGCCAAAGAAATGCAGGCTAATTTAAAAGCCATTGAAAACGCTAAGAAGGCTGCAGCGGCGAACAAAGAAATTCAAGAAGAAATCTATAATGCCACTCATTCTGAATTAGAGAGAGAACTCCATGATATTGATCTGAAGAGTCTGAAATATAAGGAAGAAGGCGGGGATGAAGTATCCATTACGGAGATGGCGGAAGCTGAAAAAGCCAAGATCATCCAGGATTTTAATGACAATACCATGGCACAAATCCGGAAAGTCTGGAAATCCGAACTGCAGAACCGACTGGATGATATAGACCGTGAAAAGCGCGCCTGGATACAGAAGGGAGTCGACGAAGTCACAGCCACCAGGTGGGCAGAGCACGAAAAAACCAAAGCCAGACAGGATGAGGCCCTGTCCATGTTCAGAGAAAACCGGGAGTATCTCAATATCATGAGAAATGCCATGGCCGGAGGCGGTGACAGACAGCAGATGATGAACAATGCCCGCATGGCCATGCTGGAGCATATGCGTGAGAAAATGGGCATCCAGAATGATTTCACCACACCTGATGAAGTCTCTATGTTTTCCGAGCTGATGAATGAAGTGAAAAGGAACCTCGTCCCGGGACTGGAAGAAGATCAATGGGCCCGGAACTACCGCTCTTACGGCGTGGAAATTATCCGGGGCAACAAAGTGGGATATGAATTCCCCAACATGACAATATCAGTGAACTATCCCCATGTGGAAGGCGGGGGAAACATAGAAGTAATTAAAGGTGTCACTGCTGCTGTAGAAAACGGAGTCAACAGGGCCAAACAAATGTCGGATTATGGTTATTCCAATGGGTGAAAATAATGAAACTGACAATAGGGAATGCAGTAGGATTCCGCCGGCCGGAAGACTGGAGCTATACGCCGGATGACCGGCAGGAAAAACATGAAACGATTGACGGATCCGTGGTTGAAGATTATGGACATGCAGCAGCCGGAGATGTGATCAACTGCACCGCGGTATTTAAATATTCGGAATATCTTAAAATCTATAACTACTGGGAGACTAGGGAAAAAGTAAAAATCATTGACCATGCCGGAATGGAATGGGATGACATGCGCATCGTGGTCAAAAAGGACAGCTACATAGACCGTTTTGAAAACTATCATAAATTAGATTTAGAATTTTGGCGGATATAACCGCAGGAGGCAATCATGGGCAATTATCATCACTTTTATATGAACAATCCTACCGCCGGAGGAACAGACGGCACGCAGATCTCCGAAGACAGGGCGTTTACGGCGCCTCTGTCAATAGTGCTGGACGCAACGGCCAATGAGAGTAAGGCTGTAAAACTGGCGGTAAGATGTCTGACTGGCTATGAGACTGTGGGGAGTACAACAATTGCTCCTTACTACTATAACGGCACCGATTATGTCGCATCCGGGGGAAATATCAGCAAGTGGAAACTGGCACCTGACCTGTCAACAGCAGGGAGTAACACCTATACCGTTACTACCAATGCTGTCAGCGGCGACACCGTAGCTATTGGAGATGTGACACTGACAGCCGGTACAGATTTTGCCGTGGGCGCAGATGCAAGCACAGCAGCCACCAATATAGCAGCAGCCATAGTGAGTAAGTCTGCACTGTATACGGCCAGCGCGGCATCCGGAGTGATCACGGTGACAGAGATATATGCCGGAGCAGGTAACACTCCAGGGGCAGCTGCAGTGACTGGCACGATTGCCATCACATCCGGGACAGCCACCACCAGCGCCGCCGTGGATGCGGACTATATGCTGGCTAACGGAGTATGGGCGGACAGCCTGACGATTAGTGACACCGTCGGAGCAAAAAATAAAATCATCTGGATAAAAGTCAGTGCCAGCAGTGACGAGAGTCCTGTCAAGGATGACACCACGGTGCTGCACAGCGCGGTCACTGTTCAGGCCATCTCGTGAGGCATACCCATGGATAATGACCAATTAATAAACTTATACATAGGCGATCCGACTCCGGGAGGTATTGACGGTACATTGGTTGATTTAAGCACTCCCATTAGTGTGCAACTGAATGCAGCAAAAAATGAAGTGAAATATATCCGGGCTGCTCTGCGATGCGCTGAGGGATATACAGTATCGTCAGCTGATCAAGTTAATTTGACAGTATATCATCCTGATGGTAATGGTGGGTGGGCATCTCCAACTGTGCAGCCTTTTATCTCCTTGGGGTATGATACCTTATCAAAACGGGCCCAAAAATTATATACACTGACATCGAATCCGGAAAGTGGAGATACTTTTACTCTTGGCGATGTGACATTGACTGCCGGGAATGATTTTGAAATTGTTTCAGAGTCTTTTTATGGCACACTGTTTTACATGATAAAAGCATTTATGGCGGCTTCGTCTAGTTTATTTGTTAAACTTGACCAGTCAATATATTCTCAAGGGGGAGTTTTTAACTGGGGAGATAAAGCTTTATCTCATATATATGATATTTTCGGTATTGGTTCAGGGTTTTATTTGACAGAAATATATCCCGGAGGGGGCGCAAACCCACCTGATCTGACTACATCCGGAGATGCAGGGATTGTCAATACTCTTGTGCAGTCAAGCACATTGGGAGACCCATCATCATCTTCTGCTTCGTATAGTATCGGAGGTAGGAGCTGGAGTGACACACAATTTGTAAATCGCAATGTGCCGGTATTCATTAAATTAGATTCTTATTCGCCTTCGATATCGCAGGCGGTGATACGGATTACGGCCACAGTGCATGAGTTAACATAGAGGAAAGGGAGAGATGAATTGTCAGAATCTGTGTTATGCGACGTCCTCGTGGCCCGTGAAATTATTGATACTACCAATATTGATATCAAGCGAACTATCTACCGGTCTGATGAACTCATGGCCGACACAGTCCGTAGGGTCTATGCAGAATCTGTGTTATGCGACGTCCTCGTGGCCCGTGAAATTATTGATACTACCAATATTGATATCAAGCGAACTATCTACCGGTCTGATGAACTCATGGCCGACACAGTCCGTAGGGTCTATGCAGAATCTGTGTCATACGACGTTCTCGTGGCCCGTGAAATTATTGATACTACCAATATTGATATCAAGCGAACTATCTACCGGTCTGATGAACTCATGGCCGACACAGTCCGTAGGGTCTATGCAGAATCTGTGTCATATGACGTTCTTGTAGATCGTAAAATCATCGACACTACCAATATTGATATCAAGCGCACTGTCTATCAGACTGATAAGATTATGGCTGATACACTCCGCATGGCCTATGCAGATTACATCGCCAATACAGACCTACGAAGGACGATAGCGGCGGCGCAGACTTATGATGACAGTACCAATGCCAGTATATATCGGTTGGTCAGGGCGTCTGATCAGTCTCGTGCAGATATGCAGCGATTAGTGCAATCCTCTGACCAATCTAATGCGGATACAGTGCGCAATCTTGCATCTTTGGATGATGTTGTAACGGTAGATCTTATACGGCATGTCAGTGTGTTTGATCAATCCAATGCCGACACCCATCGTGTACCGGCCATCGGGGATGCGGTAAGCGCTGATGCAGTGAGGCATATATCTCACATGACCAAGACACTCAATCCCTCTCAGATTACCATCAGGCTGCAGTCCAAAATGCTGACGGATACATTTTCCATGACTGTGCCCTATGACCTGGATCTGGAAGCATCGGTCAGTGGTCAGCTCCTGGATTTTCCTTATAACTTCCTGGTCTACGAAAGCTCAGGGGTTGGGCTGATGAGAAATATTACCGGAATGTATGATATAGACAAGCTTTTATATACACCATTTACCTATTATGCATCCTCATCTCTGACAGCAGCCGGACATGCGCGGATGATTGCTGATGGGATTGGAAAATCTCTTCATATCAGTATTGATGATTTTATTCCTTCAACTTCATATGCAGGAACGGGTGCTACCTATCAGAATATTATCTCAGGACTCTTTGGCTGGCTGGATAACCTGCCCCAACGGTGTATCAATGTGTTTATCCGAGGGGATGACCTGTATATCCTGCAGCGCGGAAAAGAATCCAATAGTATAGACATTACAGGAACTCATCACAGCCGTCCTCAGATTGATCGTCACTTTATGAGATCTGTGTGGTCGGGGAAGGGCTCATCCTCTGCCAGGAGTGTGGAAGTGGAGCCGGAGCCATATTCCGGAACGGTGAAATTTGGAAATTCATCGGTAACCTATTCAAATGGGCTGGTCACAGAAGAAGTCTCAGAAGTGAGCGGTGGGACAGAGACTACAGTTTATTCCTATTCCATAGATGATTACCTGACAGGCAAAATCACGACAACGGCAGACAGCACTATCACGACATCCTATGACTATGCCAGTACCGGGAACGATAAATACCTGGCTACGGAAACCGAAGTAACGGTAAGCAATAAAGATTCTTCCGACACGACAAACCGGATTACGCAGCATGTGTATCTGGGAAATGGCTGGTACGGGACCACGACGTATCAGGACGGGGAACGGCAGGGTTCTTCTGTAGGTCAGGGACGTCCGGGAGGCAAGGCAAGCAAATATCTGATTGACCAGTCGAATACTAATTTGGGCAGTACCTATCCGAGTGATGATTCATCTATGATTGGAACGGCATTGTTTGATACAGATTTCCCTGTGGCGTCCCGTGATAAGGGAACACTAATTGCTTTAACGAAAGCTATAGAATGGCTGAACCGGAAAACAGAAGAAAGAATATCCATGGACATATGGCAGTACAGTCATGTGATCGATTTTACAGATCGTATTATCTATAACGGAAATGTCTATTACCTGGAAAGCAATACCATATCCAGGAGCCCTCGGGAATTAAAACAGAGCATTGAAATAGTGAGGTGGTATTGATGGATGAACTGCAGAAATTATCACAGACTGTGGCCGACGCTATTCAAAAAAAGAAAAAATCAGAAAAGAAGATCCGCCGGGGGACAGTCGCCGGCGGATTAGTCTATATCAACGGACGGGGATATGTATACTCCGCGGCTGTTGATATCAATATAGTTGATGGCATGTCTGTATGGTGCGAGATGTCAGGCACCCGTGCCGTGATTGTGGGGGCATGAGAGAGATGGAGAGAGTGCTGATAACGAGTAAGTCTGGCAATGTGTATTTTGACCAGATGGGACGCCCGCTGCACACCATGGGCGACACCAACGTGACCGTTGGCCAGTGGGTGTGGACTAACGGCACGACGATATACGGGCACCAGACTGCGGGATATAATCCGCCTGTGCTCGGAGGGAGTCTCAATGGAGTGCCTGTATGGGAATACCATAAAATGTGCTATATAGATACATCCTCAAATATTAAAGATTTGGTAAATAGAGTATACTACGACTGGAAATTTTTCGTAAATGATAAAACGCACTTTTACGGGATCGATAATTCTGGTGAAATTTACAACCTGAAAACTGGAAAAAATGAAGGAAGTGTTAGTGGAGATATATTAGACGCTGAAATTGCAGCTGATGGGGGGTTGTATCAAATCACGAACGGGAGTTACTCTGAAGTTAATGATCCCAAACAGACACTCACAAAATATTTTATAGATTATGCACCCAATGGTAAAAATAGTGGGTATTATGATTTTCAGTTAAAATATAAAGACTATAACATAGGGAGCGGAACAGTTTCAACTACATCAAGCTCAATTAAAATTTATAAAGGGAAGACTGTCGTGGATGAAATTGATCTAAAAACTATTTTTGACCAATCTATGTTAACCGAAATAGAAGATTACACGAAGCAATATAGTAATACAGGGGCAAATGGGGAACTAATTGATGGAGACAGGGTGCCACCAGATGCGTATAATAAAAAATGCGGAATTAATGTTATCCGTGGAAAAATATCGCCAAACGGGAAATATGATATATTAGCCACGTCTTCTGCGCAAAGAGTCTTTTTCCCCTGGGTTTCGTATCAATTTGATAAATTTCAATATAATTCCGACCCTCCTGATTTGAGCAAAGAGGATCCGGTAGCGCCGGACACAATAGAAACCAAAACAATTAAAAGTTATTATATCGCTGTTGCTAGTATTACTAATACCATAAGGATTACAGGGGTAGCTGGAGGAGGGTGGTCTATATCTATTATTAAAACAATAAAAAATATTTCTTCGTATTATATTTCATTTCCTTCCAGATATGTTAAATTTATATATACTGGTAGCATGGTGCCTCCTGCGTCTACCTCAATTGCGGGAGTCGGGGATAGCAAATTGTTGGAGATAGCTGGTACTACAAATTCTTCATCGCAAGAAGATCACGGCTGGTATGAATATGACGTGATACCGAGTCTCTCTTGCTACATGGGGGAGAACTTGCAATCTTATTATGCATTTTATAGCGATTATACAATGATATTATCGCAATGGAGCGCAATGGGATGTAGCAGTGTGATCAACAATAATGTATCGGGGGATAATGACATAATCATGCCCATACAAGATAATGCTTACGTTGTATATCATCCCGATACAGAGCGATCTGATATATATAATGGGGACGGCACTGAGATACTTTCGGATTTTGCCAAAATAAATACTGCGTCAAAAATTTCTTTGTACGATAATGGGAAATTGTGTTTCCTTGGAATTGTTAGTACAGGCCTCTATAAAATTACTAATGGGCAATATTCTGATATGAAAATTTACCAATATAATACCAGGTTCAGAAAAGGGAATCTCTCTTTATTAAAAAAAGGAATTAAGAAATTATCATAGGGGGCAAGTGCTATATGGATAACAATGGACTCAATCTATTATGGTGGACCTGTGCCACGGGAATTGCGGGATGGATTTTCAAATCATTCATCATTGCTCCGCTGCAGTCAGCTATAGAAAGTTTGACAAAGAGTATCAAAGGAATGAATATCCGCCAGATGGAATCAGATAAGATGCTGGTTCGGCACGATGAACAAATCCATGGACTGGAGAAGAGGGTGAGTGATCTGGAAGATGAAAAATAGAATCATAAATTTTGCTTCATGGGCACAGAGCAACTGGCTGGCACTCGTTATATACGCAGTGCTTTTTTTATTGTTTATGCTGACGGCAGTCCTTTTCTCATGGCTGTATGGATATTGGTCCAATGGTCTATATGAGACAAAATTTGATCTCAATTCCTGCTGGTCAGGAGTCACTGTAATTGTAACAGGACTGGGAGGTGTGGCTGCTCTGGCCAAAGCAGCCTGGACAAAATACAATATCGATTCGCAGTATAATTCAGCTCCCGGTGAGCCGGTAATTAAAAAAATGGAGGAAGAAAATGGAAAACACTGATGAAAAAACAACGGAACAGAATACAGAATCTGTAAATGTAGTAACTGAGAATGTTTCCACAGAAGAAAATCAGACAGAACTGGATAAGGCAAAAGCCCTGGAAGATAAAACGGATGAAGAACTGGTATCGGCACAGGAGACATTGTCCAATGCCCTGGCAGCACTTCCGGAAGCGGCTGGGGGGCTCTTGGCTTCTGCACGATCTGCTTTGGAAGCGGATCTCAACCTGATTCAGGAAGAAATCAAATCCCGGGCAGATCAGGCCGTGGATACAGTACAGGAGGCAGTCAATAATGCAGGATCCGATGTGGATAGTTTTTGGAGTAAATATGGATCCAAGATCAACGAAGGCGCCAAGTGGGCTGTCCTGGCGGCCGTTGTATATCGTTTGTTCATTTTTTAAGGAGGTGCGCTATGGCAAATGTAATTGATCTGTCAGATTTTCAGGGGGATGACTGCGGTCGTCCCCTTATTGATTTTAGCCAGTCCCCGATTGATTTGTCAGGATGTATCGTGAAAGTATCAGAAGGCTGCAGCCTGCAGCAGATGTATCCGTCTTTTATCCAGATGGCGAATCAGTATCATGTGCCCCTTGGGGCCTACTGTTATACCCATGCCCAGACTACAGACCGTGCGCAGCAGGAAGCCATTACCGCAATATCTGCGCTCCAAAACCAGGGTATTAATTCTCTCCCCCTGGGGATTTTCATCGATGTGGAAGATCCATCTGTGCTGGCCATGGACAAAGATGATATCACAGCCTGCGCTTCAGCATTCATTAATCAATGCGCTAATATGGGATTTACTAACGGAGGGATTTATTCATCGTCCGGGAGAATGCTGTCCGGATACAGTGGATCCCGTGTCGGATGGATAGATATATCTCAGCTGGCAGACTATGTACCATATTGGGTGGCCCAGTACGGCGGCACCTTTACATGGCAGCAGGATAACCCCGGCAAAATCTGCGCAGGGCATCAATACACAGAAAGTTTTGGTTTTGGTGGCGTAAAAGTGGATATGAGCGAGTGGTTCAGCCAAATCTGACATTGATTTCGTGGATCGTTCGATAGATTTATTGCGGAATGAAGGAAAATGGATAAAAAGTCCTTTTTCCTTCGTTTTCGCAATTATATCTATTAATTATTAATTATGGGCATTGAGAGGGCATGATAACATGCAGAAATACCAAAAATATATCGCCATAGCAAAAAAAGCAGGATATGTGATCATTCTGTTCTATATCATTATTTCTGGGTATCTACTGTATACGAAATATCACTCTGGCGGGAATGATAATGCCGTGAAGCAATTGACAGAGCAGCAAGTTACGGATCCGGCCAGCGTAAAAAAGGCACTGAATGTATCCAGCACTGAAGCTAAAGAAATTGTAGAGAAGATTGAGACAGTGAAGGAGCCGGAAGTGTCATACACAGTGGAAGCTCCTACGGTTACAGTGGCAGCAGAAAAAGTGACGGACCAGATCAAGAGTGGGGACTCTACGGTCCCGAAAGCTGCTACAGAAAAAACTGACAGGACTGCTGTCGTGGCAGACACCACCCAACAGAAAGTGGATGTGTATAAAATAAATCTCCGGAATAATCATAAAATAAAAGCTGGGATATCTTATATTGATAACAAGGCTTATGCTGATGTAGGATACCAGGCTGGACGTGTAGAGGTAATCGGGCATTATGGTGGCAGCAATAAAAACGGAGTGTCTGTGATGTACACTGTCGCGGAGTGGTAATCAGGAGGTGATCCGGTTATCTCGTGTTCACTACGTTAGGGTGATGTGAGGGGCAATATGCCCCTTTTTTTTTATTGAGGATAAACATAAAATATATACAAATCAATAATAAAGTGATAAAATAAAAATCAATAATTACATTACTGATTAACCAAAGAAGGACAATGGCACGTGAACAGCTTCAATAGTGAGTATACTGATTTCAAGGAAAAAGAAAAAGATAAGCAATTTGATAGTGGTCTAAAAGGGTTAAAATTAAGATCACATATAATAATTTTAGCCTCTCTTGTTGTTTTGATTGTTGTATGTTTAGCTAAGGAATCACTACCCCCTGCATATAAAGAAATGGTTATAGTAAATATAATTGTTGATTTATTCGAAGAATTTGGAATTGCTTTATTTGTTTTGGGAGCCGTTGCAATTACTTTGGAGATTACGGAGTTCACCCACTATTTTGCAGAGCGTTTAAGGAGTGTTATCCTTTTAGATGATTATATGGATAGAATTTCCGATGAAGAAAAGAAATCATTGATAGAAAAGCTTGAAAATTTACTTTATTTCAGAGATAAAAAAGAAAATGCTCAGGAATTTTACAAATTATACAAAACAACGATTTCAAATATGATTGACAAACCCTTTTTCGATAAATACGATATAATGGTTGAATGTTCAATAAACAAAGAAAAGAAAATAATTAAAAAGAAAATTATTCGGACTATTGAAGTAACTAATCCAATCAAAGATTCGAATAGACCTAATTATAATCAAAAAATCAATATTCCATCCGTGCATACTTGCATGGAAAAAATAGATGGAATGAAAAATGAGGAACTGTATAAGATCAATAAATTATCTATAGATAACAAAGACGTTAAAATTGAAAAAAATAGTATAAAATATGTTGAAATTCCTGTTTCCGAAGATAATTATAATTTGGAAGTCAATCTTGACTATCCATTATCTTTAGTAGGGACAAAAATCATTAGAATGGAAACAGAAACCATTGTGCCTATAAATGATGTACATTTTTCTCAAGAACTTATGTATCCTTGTAAGCGATATAGCGCTACATTTATGTTGAAATGTGATTCGCAGTGCCCAGATAATGACAAATATGCAGTAGAAGGATTTGGGCTTAGTTCTCAAAATGGTGATTCTTCTTCTAAATATGAATCTGATAGGTATGAATTTGACCGATGCATAAAAATTATTTTTAATGATTGGATATTACCTGGGGCAGGTGTTTGTTTTAGCCTTTTCCCCAAGGAGTATATACGAAAGCAGTAAAGATTTAAATTTCACTTTTTTCGTTTTTGTAGTATACTTAAAGTATAGAAACGATGGGATGAGAGTGATGGAACGAAAGGGGAGGTTTAGAATGAAAAAAATATCTGTAGAATTTAAGACAATACATGGGGAACGTGATAGAGGTTAACAAATAGCCACATTTTTTATCCGAGTTTAAAATTAACTTCGTGGCGACAGAAGGCTATGTAGAGATAACAAAGGAGAGACTGGCAGGATAGCCGGTCTCCCCTTTGTTAGTTTGATAGATCAGCATACTTTCTTTAGCTCTGTACGGTCAAAGCGAATATTGATGACACCTTCTGTGTGTGGCTTTTTGTCAATATTCCCCTGGGA